GACAAAAGATATCTATTTTCTGATTTGTCTTCAAAATCTTCAAGAACCAACAGCGCTTCTTTCTTTTTGCTTTTAAAATATTCTTGAAGATAATTACCGTTCTTTTCTGAATAAAAAACATAGTTTTTAATAATATTTTTTTGTTCGTTTGTTAGATCAGCATTATACTTTTTGTTGATTTTTTCAGTCATTATTTTTAAAACTAAACGATCAGAGTGTGAAGCGTTTATTTCATCTTCAACAACAGGACTTTTTTCTTCTTCAAGCATAATTTCTGCTATTTTTGTTTCAAACTCTACTAACTTTTTAAGATCGGGACTTTTCTTTTTCCATTCATTAATAGTTAACTGAATGGCTCCCAGGTCTCTATAGTTAGGAACTGGGTTATAGTAAAAATCTTTACTTAAGTTATAATTAATGTCTCTAATTAAATCAGATTTTTCTTTTTCTAGTTTATTATAATCAATATTGTTCCTAACGGCGTTTTTTGCTTCATTTAAAATAGAAGCAACAACGTGTGTATTAGAAACTTTAGATTTAGCTAAAGCGTTAAAAAGCCTAAACTCTTTATACAGCTCAGAGTTTTTATGAAAATGCTTTTCAATAATTCTTGTACCTTTTTTTGCATTTTTCTTATTAGACTCTAAAATATTTTTAGTGATATACTTAAGCAACAGCTCGTATACAATACCAACATTTCTTTTTTTATTGTGTTTTGTCATTCTTCCTCGTCTCCTGATGAATTATTCTCAGAAATTATAATTGATTTATTAATAACTGGATTTTGATTATCAAATCTTTTTAATGTTGACTTAAGCTGATTTGTCATTGCAGTGTTAATAGATATCTGCGTATCTAAGTATTCGTTAATATTAAAATCTTCCTCTAAATTTTCATAGAGATCTTTTGCATCTGGTAAGTCTATGCCAGAATCAATGTCCATATCAAACGAATCATCTAAATCGTCTTTTAATTTTTCCATTCCGCTACCAGCTAAGTCATCTCTTTTTCTTTTCTTTTTAATACTCATATCAACGCCTGTATTTAAAGTGCTTTTTTCTCCTAGAAGCTCTGAATTTAACTCGATTAATTTTTGTACTTTTATCGGGTATTCTTCATCATTAATAGATCCTTTTTCTTTGTCTTCAGAAAGCCCCATACCCCCTAAATCAATAGCTGGACCTCCTCCTCCGATAGAGGTTTCTCCTTGAGCGTTAGTAAAAGCATCTTGGCTAAACATAGGTCCTCCTGCATCAGGGTTTTCAGGACCTTCAAATGAAGTAATTTGTGTAGACTCAACTTCAAGATCAGATATCTTATCATTCTTAAGACCTTTTTTAATAGCTTTAAGATCATCATTTGTAAGTCTTAATATGTTTTTTTGCACCCAAGTTCTATCAACTAATCCTGCAGTTGAAAGTGCTTTGGATGCTGCGTCAAACCTTTCATTAATTAGTTGTAGCTTTTGTTGTTGTGCGATTGTTGATGGATTTGATAACATTAGTTTAAAATCTAAAAGATCTTCGTCACTAAAACCATTACAGTAAAGATGAACAATTGCAATTTTGTTCATTTCTGAAAGTATTGTTCTTTGGACTCTTGCGATTGTTCTACTAAACCTAATATCTTCTTGCGAAAGTGTAGCTTTTGCACCTAGGCCTTCATCATAGCCTAAGTAAGCTTTAGGTATTTTAAGAGCGGCAAATAATTTCTTTTGAATATATTCTACATCAGAAGTATCACCATTGATTGATGTTCCCTCTAAAGTATCAATTTTAGTTCCGCTATCTCCTCCTCGAACAGGAACAAAATAATCTTCATCAATTGAAAGAGGATTATATCTAAGATCAATTCTACCATTAGATTTATCTACAATAGAATTCTTTTTAAGTGCTGTTTGAGCTTGTTCCATGTAATTTGCTACATCTTCAGGTGGAACATTACCTACATCAATATAAAATACACGTCGACCAGGAGCTCTAACAACTCTGTGGACTAACATTGCGTCTTCTAAAAGAATCATTTGTCTCCAAATACGACGTGCTGGTTCTAAAACTGAAGAACCATAAGGTAAAAATGCATCATTTCCTAGTAATCTCATATGAGAAACTTGCCAATTTTCTAAAACTTGATTTCCTTGTGTTACCCATCTAAATCTTACTGCCATCGGATCTTTAGGGTCAAATCCTTCTTCTCTTTCTATTTCAGAAATAGGCAACGGGTAAGCATTAATTACGCCATGTTTTGGGTGTACATCATTAAAAAGAAAAAAGTCTCCGTATTTAACAAGATTTCTAACCCAAGGTGTCATATTGAATTCTACATTTAGAGTATCATAAAATAGCTCGGTTAAGATTTGCTTGATTGTTGGGTTTTCAGAGAAAATATGTAAAGTTTTACCAGCTTCGTCAGCTGAAACAGATTCTTCAGCATAAATGTCTAAAGCACTTGCAATTTCAGGTGTATATTCCATTTCAGAAAAATCAGAATACCTTGCCATTCTATCATAAGTTCCATATGCAGACATTGCATTGCTGTATACTTGCGATTGGTTTTTTCTAAATGCTTCAAAAGCTGATGATGTGTATTTATCATCAGCATTGTTAATTACGTTTCTTTTAATTACGGGCCCGCTTCTAAACAGTCTCGTAAGTCTTCTAAATAAATTTCTACTATTATCTGCCATTTTTCTTCCTTATTTCCATACCCAGGACATATCTTGTCCTATTTTACTCTGCAATTTTGATTTTGATACGTCTGGAAAGAAATTACTTGAACTACTTCTAGACTGATCTTTTAGACCGCTGTAAACTCCAATTGGATTAAATACAGCGCCTGGTGTATCTTCATAAGTCTTTGTCTTGAGCCCCATAGCAGCCAACATTTTTTCATTTAAAACTTTAGAACTCTTACTATGATCTGCAGATGCATCAAAAAGCCATGTACCTATTGCTAAGCTCATTACCAAATCGTCATTGTACCCTCTCTTAGCTCCCATCTTTCCGTTATCATTTATAGTATACATTTTTAATTCTTCATAAAACCTAGAAGAATATATTAGTAAAGATTTATTTCTTAAAACTTCTTCGAGCTTTGCCAAAATCTGTCCTTTAGACTTTCCATTTGTATTAAATCCCGCAGCTTCGACGGATTGATTTGGAACATATCCGCCTATATAAACACCTTTTGACTTTCTATAATACATTCTGGGATAACCTAGTTCCTGCAGTTTTAAAATTGTTGCGTAGCCGTAGCTATTATTTTCAGGACACATTAATGCCTTGTTGTACTTTAGTCCGTATTTATTTAATAAAACACCAAACTGATCTGGTCTTATTTTTCCTTTATACTCGGCAACAACTTCAGACTCGTCAATATCAATAACATGAAACGTAGAATAATCTTTTGAGTCTCCTCTAGCAACGTCAGCAGAAACAACATAATCATGTTCAGTCAAGGGCTGTTTCCAAATCCAAACACACATATCATCGCCTTCTCTCATTAAAGGCTTTTGAACATTATTTCTAACCCATTCTATAGTATTATCATCTAAAAATGACTCTCCTGACAGAGCAAAGTCGCATAAAAATTCTTGTGCAATTTGCCTTTTTGACATATTTGCAGTCATTTTGTCAAACCAGGCTTGGTCATATTCAGGATTGTCATTCCACATAATTTTAATAGCATTGAACTCGTTAAGACCAGCTTCAGCATCTGTATATAACTTATGATACTGACCACCTACTCCGTTAGGAGTAGATAAAATAATAGCTCGACCACCTGTTGACAGAGTGGGGTAAATACCAGTCCAGATAGTATCAAAGTTTCTAACAAATGCTGCCTCGTCTACAATCAAAAGAGATAATGCTTCAGAACGACCAGCATCTTCTGACGTCGGAATTGCTTTAATTTGAGAACCATGATTAAAAACAATTTCTTGCTTATTATTAGAAACAATATCAGGAAGAACAAGCCACTTTGGTAAAGATCTAATCATTGATTTTACTTTAATAATAAAGTTCTGAGCAACTTTTAATTTTGTAGCAATAATCAAAACATTTTGTTCTTTCTTGAAAAGTGCAAGCCAGACAGCATAAGCTGCAGAAAGAGTCGATAAACCTTGTTGTCTTGACTTAAGAACGATATTAAATCTAAATTCTTGAAAGTCTTCAATACAACTTTTTTGAAAATCATACATGTTAAAAGAAATTAATCCTTTGGTTGGATGTTGAATCTTAATATAATTTTCAAAAAAGTAGTTAGGATTTTTCCCACACTTAATAATTTCTTGTACTTGCCCTTTTGTTGTCATTATGAAACCTCAAAATAAGCTCTTCTGTAAATATAAGACGGTCTTGTTTCTGCGTAATGGTTTAAATCTTGTACTTCTAATGGTCTTCCATTTTTGTCTTTAATTTCTTTTGTCTTTAAAGCTCTACCTGCAAATTCTTTCTTTTTAAACTCTTTTTTAATAAAAGACATTTTTTTATCAATATGCTGATTTAATTCGTTCTCAGCAGAGTTTATTACTTGATGCTGATGTGAATGTGGGCCTAAATTGTATATACCTACTGCTGTTACTGCTAGAGTGTTTCCTTCTAAAGAACATTTAACAACAATTGAGTCATGCGAACCCTTTTTTTGATGACCACCAATGTTAAATTTTGAAAAACCACCTAGCGTTGATTCAAACTGATCTTCATCATACCCAGTTGAACCCTTTCCAAACGTGTCATTAATAATATTGCCTAAGCAATTAACTTCTTCAAATGTTAAACTCATTTTATCTCCTTAGAATTAAGTTTGTTCTTTAATAATATATAATCTTTTAAAACAGATTTTGACGGCCTTAGACCTTTTTCCCAATCTTGCTTATTACCTTCTATAAAGTGAAGGTAACAGTTGTGACAGCTTTTATAATTATTGCCTGATTCAAAATCTTCTCCTGTTATTAAAGGATAATTACAAAGAGAGCAATAAAAGTTTCTTTTTTTAAAATCCTTGTTTAATAATTTTATTTTACGGACAATAGACATAAGAATCTGCTCCTTTTCTCATAATATCAATTGAATTATCTACAATATCTTTAATTTGATCAATATGAGATATTACTATAATATTTCTAAAATATTTTTTAAGCGACTGAAGAAGTTTACCGCAAGACTCTAAGTTTGTTTCATCTAATGCTCCAAAACCTTCGTCAATCATTAAAATATTTGTTTTAGGAAGTGTTGATACGTTAATTAGTGCTACACGGATTGCTAAAGATGCCATCATTTTTTCCATTCCTGAACCTAATTCAACAATACGTCTACTATCACCGTAATTAATGTAAATATCCATTGAATTACTTTCTAAATCTGCTTCAAGCTCGACAGTAAATCCTACAATTCCTTTTAAAATTTTAGATATTTCTTTATTAATGTGAGGTAGCATTGAATTAATAATTTGGACTGGTATTCCTCTCTTAGAGGTTGCTTGAATAAATAAGTCATAAACTCTTAAATCTTTGCTTATCTTTTCATATTCACTTTTTTGCTTTTTAAGTCTTTTAAGATCAGCTTTTAAATTAGCTTTTTTGTTAATTAAACGCGTTCTTTCTTTATCGTTGTTTTTTGATTCTTTTTGAATTGAATCAATTTTATTTTCTAATAATACTTGTTTGCTATCTACTTCTTGATTTTCAAATTTTTCTTTTAGAATTTCATATTCTTGACGATACTCATTTATTGTCAAGTTAGCTCGTTCTAAGTCTTTTTCATATGACATAATATTGATTCTTTTATCTGATATCTCTGATATCAACTCTGATCTTTTGTTTACAATTTTATTATATTTTTCAATTTGTTCTTCATAATTTTCTTTTTTTAGCTTTTTAAAAGATTCTTTTAAGTCATCTACTTTTGTTCTTAAAACCATCACTTTTTCTTCTTGAGAAGCCATTTTCTTTTTATTTTCATGAGACTCTTTTATAAACTTACAAGAAGGAAATGCATCTCCACAAGGAACTTCTGACAGTTTGTTAACAGACTTTTTAATTATTGTCAGTTCTTTGTTTTCGACGACTAATGTATTACTCATTTCATTTAAAACTTTTTCTATTTGAACTTGAGTATCTCTTTTTTCTTTAATTTCTTCTAAATTAAAAGTAGATAAAAATGATTCAATCTTTTTAATCTTTTCTTCATGATCAAAAATTGACTCTTTAATTGCTTCTAATTTGTTTTCTGCATTGTTCTTAAGATTTAAAACGCTTAAATACTTTTGCTTAGACCTCTCAAACTCTTGCTTTGTTATTAGTTTTGTGTCTGAAGAATGTAATTCTTTTAACAGGCTTTCATACGTTAATTTACTTTGATCTATTTCTTTTTCTAAGGACTTTATTTCTTTATCAACAGAATTAACTAAATATTCTTTATTTGTTATCTCTTTATTCCAATCAATTTTTTCAAAGGTATTTATTCTTGACTTTAAATCAGCACTCTCATTTTTAGCGTATTCATTCATTTTATCAAATACAGTTAGATCTAAAAAGTTAGATAAAATATTCTTTCTGGCTGTTGCTTTCTCTTTAATGAAAGTATTCATTTCTCCCTGAGAAGCTAATGACGTCATCATAAATGATTCAGAGTCTCCAATCATACCTCTA